AATTGGGTTACATTTATCAACAACATTGACACATTCATTTCAGGTGAACGTAAACAGAAATTACTTGACTTCTATAACAAATATGAAGACAGGATAATACTAATGCCAGCATCACATAAGAAAGAATACCATTCAGCATTTCCTGGTGGTTATGTAGATCACGTTAATCGTGTTGTAAGTGGTGCATTAGCAATGTCTGCTACATGGGAAAAATTTGGTTGTGATATGACTACATTTACCCAAGAAGAATTAGTATTCTCAGCTATTAATCATGACTTAGGTAAAATGGGCGATTCAGAACATGAAGCTTATATACCTCAGACCGATAAATGGAGACAAGATAAATTAGGTGAAGATTATATGTTTAATAAAAAACTAGCCTTTGCTTCTGTTCCAGATCGTGGATTATTTTTACTTCAAGAACATGGTATAACCTACACATTCAATGAAATGGTAGCGATTCAGACCCATGATGGTTTATATGATGAAGCAAATAGTAAATATTTGAAAACATATATGCCAGAACAAAAGCCAAGAACATCACTTTCATATATACTTCACCAAGCAGATATGATGGCTGCGCGTATTGAATTCGAGATTGAATGGTTACCAAAGTTTTCTAAAGGTAGCGTGGCGCCGCCAAAGAAGAATTATACATTGAACACGAAATCAAATACTAAATCAAAGGCACTCAATACCTTATCAAGTCCTGGATTAAAAAGTATGTTAGAAAATTTATAAATGTTAATACTTACAATAATATTAGGGATTTTGGTCGTTACCTTAGGGTACACGACCATTAACCTCCTCTCAAAAATTGAAAAGACAGAAGACATATTAATGTCTCATAATACATTTATTACTAAGATGCAAGAGCATATTTCTCATTCAGAGAAAAGGCTTAAAACTATAGATTCAAAAGGTACATTTGAGGGTGATGATGAAATAGGTTGGTTTTTTAATGAAATAAAAATACTACAAAACGATCTTTCCCAATTTAAGACCAACTCATAAAATATGGCTCCCATTAAAAAAAAGCGAAGACCTAAAAGTAAAAATTACTTTACACAAGATACTGAAAACGCTATTGTAAGATATAATAACGAACCTGACTCCAAAGTTAGAAGTAGTATATATCAAGATGAGATACATTTTCCCTTCTTTAAACTTACCCAAAACATAATCCATACCTTTAAGTTCTACCATACCGAGGTAGAAAATTTAGAGCACCTCCAACATGAGATTATTACTTTCCTTTTATCTAAAATGCATTTATTTGACCCAACCAGGGGAGCAAAAGCATATTCTTATTTTGGCACTATAGTTAAACGTTGGTTAATTTTGTATAATACTAAAAATTATGCTAAGAAAATTAAAAAAGTAGAGGTAGATGTTTTAATGGGTGAAAACTCAACTCATACCTATTATATGGGTGAAGAAAAAATTAAAAGTGATTTAGATAATTACATGGATATATTTGTAGAACATGTATCAGAAAATATTTTTGAACTTTTTCCAAAGAAGAATGATGCTAAAATAGCAGATGCCATTTTAGAATTATTTCGTAAACGAGAAGACATTACGGTTTTTAATAAAAAAGCACTTTATATTTATATTAGAGAAATAATTGATGTAAAAACCCCTAAAATAACAAAGATAGCTGACAAACTACATGGTATCTTTAAACAGAAATACATATTTTATTTAGAGAACGGATACGCTAAATTCTAATTCCTTCCTATATCCATATTTATAACAAAATAACATTATGGGCGCATTAGACAGTGTTGTATTTGGGAAGAAAAAATTCTCAAATATCTTAGAAGAGATATACAACAACCAAAAGAAAAAAGAATCCCAAATAGGGGGATTAATATCTGAGTTAAAACCACTAATTAAAGATATTGGTGATGCTACTTTGATTGTTCCCCTTATCAAAGAATATATGGAAATTGGCATCAAAAACGATGAACAATTAATTAAAATGTCCACTATAATACAGCGTGCGCTTAATAATAGTTCAAGTGAAAATGACATGGGTATTACCGATGCTGAAAAAGCAGAATTAATGGCTGAGTTAGATAAACTTAACGAAAATTATAAAGGAGAAAATGGGAATTAATTATGGTTTTAAAAGTGTAAACCGACAAGTAGGTAATACAAACGGTTCGCCTAATGAAGTCTTTGATGCCATAGAAAGGGTTAATCAAAAGATGATTTATGCCCGTGTTACTGATATAATTTTAAATGACCAACATCCTAAATTTAGAGATCTTGGTGGGTGGTCTAGTATTGGTACTGTATTTTACGAAAACGTTGAAGTCTCAAATAGTAAAATTAATAGTACCCCAACAGCACTACCTCTTATACCATATTTAAAAAACTATCCTGTAGTTAATGAGTTTGTTTTATTATTTTTATTACCAACTAAAGGAGTAGATGAACAGTCAAATGTTACATCTTATTTTTATTTAAATCCTATATCAATATGGAATAACCAACACTTAAATGCTTTCCCTAATACTGATATTTCAAATACCCAGGATTCAGAGAAAAAAAGTTATCAAGCTATTGAAGATGGACAAACTAGAAAATCATCTACTGAGGAAGTAAATTATTCATACAACTCCCCTTTAATAGGAGGTACATTTGAAGAAAAATCAAACATTCATCCCTTACTTGCATTCGCCGGAGATATAATAACTGAAGGAAGATGGGGTAATTCAATAAGGTTAGGTAGTACTGCTTTAACAAGTGATGGTACTTACAATAATAACTGGTCTAGTAATGGTAGTAATGGTAACCCGATAACTATTTTTAGAAATGGACAACCTACAGATTCTAGTAATACTGGTTTTACACCTATAATTGAAGACATAAATAAAGATTTATCTTCTTTATATTTAACCTCTAATCAAAAAATCCCCTTAAATCCCTCGATTAATAACAATCCTTCTATAAAGGAATCACCTATTACTATTGGGTCTTATGTTGGTAGTCAAGTTATACTTAATTCAAATAGGTTAGTATTTAACTCAACTACAGACAGTATTTTATTAAGTGCTAAAAAATCAGTATCTATATCTTCAATTGGTACCGTAGGGATATTTTCTCAACAAGGGGACGTAGTACTACAATCTAGTAAAAATTTAGTTAGAATGGGAGATGCTAATGCAAACCAATCCGTTATTTTAGGAGATAATTTTCTAAAGGAATTAACTTCACTACTAAAAAAGCTACAATTTTTAACTAACTCGTTGTCTGTTGATCCTAGGATTCCAACAAGTAATTTTCCTGCTTCTTCATTAAATAATCAAATATCAATCTTTTTAGAGAATATGCCACAATTTGCTTCTAAAACCGTAAAAACTATATAATATGGAAGCAATTAATCAATTAGTAGAAAAACTTCTTAATTCGGATTATGGTAAGTCATTATTAAATACCGACATTAATCTTAGTAATATAACTCGCAGAATCTCAGAAATAACAGATGAGTTAGATGGTTTTGATCCTTTTGCTAAAAATAAAGGAACAGAACAAACACGTGCTGAAAGAAAACAAGCAAGACAAGATTCTAGAGATAATAGAAGACAATCAATATCTGATAATTTAAATGCTAGATTAGAAGAGTCTAATTTAGACCCTGAAGCTATAAAAACTAGACTAGGAAAAGAATTACAATTATTAAAAGAACAACTAAGAGATCAAACCCCTAGGGCTCATGCTTTTAAAGTAACTGGGAGGATATATAATAAAACTATAGGTGAACCATTAAAAGGAGTAAAAGTAAATTTAGGTTTCTCTACCGATCTCTTAACGGCACAAGTAGATTCCTTAGCAAATGAACTAGAAGACGATATAAACCCAAATCCAACAGAACAAGGTATTACTTCAGATAAATTTCAAATCCCTAGCCCTAAAGATTTAGCATACATACCAGTACCTAAATTTGCTTATGAGGCTATAAAATATCCAAACAAACCCTACGGTGTGTTTTATGTTGATGGGGTAAAATTTAAAAATGAAGTTCTTAGAGAAATTAAAGAGGTAGTAACCGATAATAATGGTTATTATAGTTTTTATGTATTATTACCTCAAGGATATCTACCTTCAACTAAAAAGGTATTAGTTAATTATGCCTTATTATTTAGTAAATCATCTTTTATACCTGGTACTTTACCACTACTAAATGGTGATAGAACTATAAAAGATAACCAATCAGCATTTAGTTTAATAGACATAGATAAAACAGCAGAGATACTATCTGAAGAAATTAATGATCAAATTGATAATGCTAATGAGTTTGTAGAAAATATATCTCTAGAAGCATTTCAAAGAATAGTAAAGTGGAGAAAACAAAATTTAAATAGCATAACAAGTTCTATAAAAAGAAGACTTAT